CTATGGAAGTGTTAATATTAGCTATATCTGCAGTATAATCTTTTCCAGTAAGAGTACCGTCACCACCACTCAATGTTCCTATAATAAAATTATTTGCCATCAGTATTCCTTAGTTCAGATTAATAATTGGTGCATCTACATCTACTTCGGTAGCTGAGTTCAAATCTCTAACACCGGTGACCGAAGTTTGTTGAACATCTTTGTACACTTCAGTAACTTTCTTATCTACAGTTTGTGTCAGAGTTCCTTTGATTACTTCGTTGACGTCCCCATCAACTTGAATATCCCAGTTTCCCTTTATATATGTCTTGCAGTCAGCATCTACGGTAAGGTTAACATCTCCTTTGACATATACAAAATCCGTACCAGCAACTATTTGATACTTGTTACCAACTACTCGAGTAGTTTTGTGGCCATCAGCATCGACCTCTTCAAATGTGCCAGTCCTATGATATTGGTGTATCCTTTCTGCATTAGGAGTATCATCAATCTCAAAGATATGACCACTTTCACTTTCGTATACTTGATTGAACGGAAACTCAGAATCAAATCTGTTTTTAGGTGTTCTTGGGATCGGGCCACCAGGATATTCTTCTGTGACATATACATTTCCACCTGCTCCCTTACCTCGAGTAGAAGGATCAGATGTCTTTAACTCATTCCATAAAATATTCCCGGGATTGTTGATTTCATCCCTTCCGCCAATTGGTTTTTCATTCGCAACTGGAATTTCAGTCGATGCTTGACCGTCTTTCTGATCTAATACTTCGTGTTTCTCACTATCACCACCATTAAATCTACCTAGTCTGTTGGTACCAGGTTCATTAATCCGCGTAGATAAAGGATACTGACCAGTTGGATCATTGAATCCAGTTGAAGGATCAGGTCCGCTGACAGGAATATTATGTACTGTACCCATAATGATTGGATTTTGTGCATCTGGACCATCTACAAAGAAACCTACTACAGTAGATCCTTCTAATAATCCCGTTGGCGTATGTCCTTTATCAGATACAGCTGCTGAAGTCACCGGCATTATTACTTGAGCCCATGGAAGATCTGAAGTTGGTAGAATAGATTTATCGTCGGTGTGATAACCAGCACACCTAACTCTCACTCTTCCAAGACTCATAGGATCTCTCCGATCTTCTACGACTCCATACCACCATGTAAAATGTTTAAAATCATTCAGTTCCATAATTATCTCTCAAATACTTCTACTTCTTCGGTTGTAATATCATCTGCTTTAATTGGTCGTTGGAATGATTCCTTAACCAGATTGATGTGTGTAAGATAATCACCAGACGTTTGTTTGTAATGGTGTCTTACGGCAGTTGCAAGAAATGTTGCTTCCTCTCTGCCAAAATGTCTAAGATATTTGTTAACATCTTCTTTGATAGATGAATGCTGGGGAATCCACATTCTCCATGCAGTTCCGACTCTAGCAGTACTATCGCCAGGAACAGTAACATTGACAGAATAATTACCAAAAATGTTTTTCATGCTCTGGGTGTTGTGAAAGAAATACTGTTGTCTTCTTCGACCAACAAAGTATGGATCATTATTCTCATCGATCCTTCCATTGTAATATCCAAACGTTTTAACATCTAACGAAGAAGGTGCAATTACTGATTGTATTGTTCTTCTATAAGAATCAGTTGCTCTATAATACTTCCCTTGTTGATAAAAAGTTCTTTTTCCTTGTGGAAGATGAGGAATTTTATCAAACTCATCGTCCAACAATTTGTCTTCTATCGATACTTGTCTTGTTAAAGGATCAAACGTTGTCAACTCACTATTGTAATACCCCATATCAATATTTCGTAACAAATCAAAATCTTCTTGGATCGTCAGTCCCCCAATAATTTCAAATTGTTGGACTTCCCCTGAGTTACCAGCTTTGGTAAGTGTTCCTCGTATTTCATCATGATCTTGTTGACCATATACAAATTTTCTTCCAGGAGGTGCAGGTGTTTCTTTATCAATCATCGTACCAAGACTTTTGAATTTAAACCCATCTGCGTCTTGATAAAAAAAGTATAATGATGATTCCGGATAATCCTTAGATTTCTGGATAATCCTTAGATTGAGCTTCTCTAGCAAGCATGTTAATAAAATGGATTGGTCTTTGATTTGCACCAATGAACGATCTTAATCCAAAAGTAGTTCCCTCAAACAAAGACTGCTCTACTGACAAGGGAAGAGTTTCCTGCAAGTACTCACCATATACTGCACTAACTATAGATTCAATAGGTTGAAACTTATATGCCTTTTCTACAACAGAAGTCATGTTTCTAATCTGAACAGGATCAACTGCATGAATAATGTAAGTATGACTTCTTTCTTCAAGGATACTATGAGGGGCTATTTTGTATACATCTAGAGTAAACTTAATTGGCTTTAAAGAATCATCCGTTGCAAATTGAATGTAAATCTTCTCATTGCCTACTAGAGGAAATCGTTCTGTCAATGCAAGAGCATCTTCAATAAGAAAGTCTGCTTTGATTGTTGAATTGAACAAATCCTCATACACATTGAACTCATTAACAAGTCGAGTAATGTCTATGTAATCATTATTATAATTGAAAAGCAGAACTTGATATTTAAATATCGAATTCGCTTTATATCGCTTTCTTGTATCAGTCAAAAATAGTCTCCACCTGATTGACGATACTTGGCATAAATCGTCGATCCAATATTTTAATGTTTCTTCTTTGTTCGTTTCTTTCTATTTCAAATTGATAATTATCAACTATTCTTCGATCTTGAGGATCTAAAGTATTGTAGGTTTCTTCATCTACATACAATGCCTTTTCATCTATAATGTTGCCATCTATTTGTCTAGATCTTTGTTGAATAATCTTTTCATAATGATGAACTGTTCCTTGAGCATTCGACACGCTTCCATATTTTTTAGAAACAAACTTATTCAATGAATTAAGATCTAAAGGCCATTCAAAGAAAGGATTTATTACATTATTTGTTAATAGTATAATCCAGTCCAATGTTGCATCGTCATAATACTTATGGGCTATAATATCAGGACGTTCACCGTCCTTTATATTATACTGATAGTATACAACAGATCTAGAATTTAAGATCTCTCGGACTTTAAATCTGACCATAATATTCGTAAGAACTGTTGGTCTGTTTTTGTAAAAAAGATCGTATTCAGTAGTTGGAAATTCTTTGAAGAAAAATGCCATTATCTGTTATCCCTAGCAATATTTTCTTTCGTGTTAATAGTCAGTTCTTGGAATGTCATACTAATCGTAACACTCGCTGGTGCTTTCGTATCTTTGAAATAGAACGGTGCGCCTTCACTGTGATAGTTGACATCTAATCCGGTCAAAGCACATGCTCCTATTTCAAACAAGTTATCGCCAGATCCAATAAATTCAATATCGAATTGCTCAGGATAGTTAAAGAAGTGACCAGACTTACTATAACTCGGAGCCATATGGTACTTAAACTGTTTGATAATATTAGTTACTTGAGATGATTCAAATTCATTTCTAGGGAGAAACTTGTACACAAAGGTAAACGTACGAAAGTTGACACCAGTGAATAGAGTAGCTAAATGTGGGTTCTTTGCAATCCCCGCACCAGCCATACCAGCCTTGAATGCTTGAGTAGCAGCTGCTGCAGCAACACCCGCTCCAACACCACCAGTAGCAACAGCAGCAACAGTACCAATTTGTTCTTCTACCGCTGTAACTGCTAAGTTACCAAGTCCTTCTCTGAAGCTAGATGCCTTACCTTCTTTTGTTAAATCAAACTGGTCGACAAGTGATTGCGCAAAGTTCTGACCGCCTCCGCCTTCTGCAAGTGCCTTAACACTTCCTGCCATCCCAGCACCAAATCCAGCAAGTGGTCCAAGACCTTCAGCATTGTACTGAGCATTATATGCAGTTTGTAGATTCAATGGCAGTGGAAGAAAGATAGTTACCTTTGTATCTGCCAATGAAATTGCTTGTCTTCTGAATTGGTTGTCTTTACTAATCCTAAATACTGCAAAGTTTCCAGACGAACCAACATCAGCAGGAAAAACAAAAGCACCGCCGCTTGTTCCATAGTCTTGTTCTAGAACAGAGAGTTCGTCTTGTGAGGTTTGTAATCGAGTATCAGAAAGTGAGTTTGCCAAAACTAGTCCTATGAGTACACATAAAGGGTTTTTCAGACCTAAAAATCCACAGAAGTATTTAGGCGACCCAACGAACATTATCTATCGTTCTTCATGGGAGAAGAGATGTATGATCTACTTCGACCAGAATCCTAACGTATTGAAATGGCAGAGTGAGGAGTTTTTTATTCCATATAGATCACCAATCGACAACAGACTTCACAGATACTTTCCAGACTTCCTGATAAAAACTAAAAATAAAAATGGTGGAACAGAAACAGTGTTGATTGAAGTTAAGCCTTTTTATCAAACACAGCCTCCCAAACAACCTTCGCGCAAGACGAAGAAGTTTATTACAGAAGTTAAGACATATGGGATAAATATCTCTAAGTGGGAAGCAGCTGAAGAATACTGCAAAGATAGAGGATGGCGTTTCCAAATTATTACGGAAAACGAATTAGGAATTAAATGACAGCATACATCTTCGATGATATCTTAACCAAAGGTGTTAGGACTGGCCAGATTCCATCAAGAACTCAGGCAGCTCGCTCGTGGTTTAGAAAAGAAGCACAGAACACATCTGTCGCACCATCTAGGTTAATGAAAGAAAGTAAAACAAAAATGGTGTCAAATGTTGAAATAGGTGAGATGTATCTTTTCAACTACGATCCTAAACACAAACGTGATCTACCATACTATGATACGTTTCCTTTGATATTTCCAATTGGAGAAGCAGAGGGTGGATTTTTAGGTATCAACATGCATTACCTTCCTCTAAGAATGAGAGCACAGCTGATGGATGCATTATACAGTTTGAGAAGTGATGGCCGATATGATGAAAATACAAAGCTACGATTATCTTATCAAACACTGAAAGCAGCTTCGAGGTTTCGTAACTTTAAGCCTACAATCAAACATTACTTGAGAAGACAGGTCAAGTCTAGGTTTCTTAAGATAGATAGTGTCGAGTGGGATATAGCACTGTTTCTACCATTACAACGATTCCAAAAGGCCTCTGCAGATAAAGTGTGGAGAGATAGTAGGGCTAAAATCTAATGTCTTTTAATGTACAAAATATTATAGGGACAGTCAATAAGTCGGGAGTTGCTAAGTCAAGTAACTACGAGGTGTTGTTTACACTTCCGGCAGGCACTACATTTACAACCGGACAAGAAGATCTTAGGCTGAGAGCAGAATCTGTATCTATCCCTTCTCGTTCAATTGCTTCGATGGCTTACAGAACATACGGACAGGCTAGAGAAGTAGGATACAGTGCTATTTACTCTCCTATCAGCGTGTCATTCCTCCTCAGTGAGGATTTAAGAGAAAGATTGATCTTTACTGCATGGCAGGATCTTATTGTAGGTCCACACCGTGACAGTCAGTTTGCTTTCGACTCAGATTTTGAAATTGGATATTATGATAATTATACAACTGATATCACAATTAACTTTTTTGATGATAAGGGAGATAAAACATACACCCTTTCTATGATTGAAGCATATCCGAAAACAGTCAACGAATTAGGATTGAGTTATGGAACCAAGGACGCATTAAGATTAGCTGTTCAGTTCCAATATAGATACTTTACTGAAAATACTTAATGAGGACACATAATGCCTATACCATTGATTAATACGCCTGAGTTTGAAACTATACTTCCATCAACACAGCAAAAGATCTTTTACAGACCATTTCTTGTAAAAGAAGAAAAAGTGTTGTTTATGGCATTGGAAGGGGGTGATCAAAACGAGATCGTCAACGCCGTCAAAAATGTTTTGAGAAGTTGTATCATAACCGATGAAGTTGATGTTGAAAAACTTGCAATGTTCGATATTGAATACCTTTTCCTTCAGCTTCGAGGAAAATCAGTTGGTGAAGAAATTCAATTGAGAATGAAACACATTAATTCTCAATGTAAACACGTTTCAGATGTTTCGGTTAACATTGATGATATTAAGGTACATTTCAACGAAGAAGTTTCTAATAAAATTATGCTTACCGACAAAGTCGGAATCATGTTAAATTATCCAAGTATGAAAACACTCGAAAAGATGACTGAGATTAGAAAGGCTGATCTTGATGCAATTGTAAAATTAATTGTAGAACACACAGAGTGTATTTTTGATGAAAAGGATGTACATGATCAGTTTACTAATGAAGAGATTACACAGTTTGTAGAGTCGTTGAATACAAAACAATTTAACAAGGTAATCGAATTCTTTGATAAAGCTCCTGTCCTTAAACATAAAATAGAATGGACGTGCTCTGCATGCGGTGAAAACGATTCACTGGAGCTGAGAGGTCTCCAGTCTTTTTTTATGTAGGACTCGGTTATGATAGTCTAGTAAATCATTATAAGACTAACTTTGCATTAATACAACACCACAAGTACTCACTGGCCGAGTTGGAAAACATGATTCCATTTGAACGTCAAATCTACATAAATATGTTAATAGCACACCTTAAAGAAGAAAAAGAGCGCCTCGAGAGACGAAATGGCTGATATTCAAGATTTAATCACAGAAGTTAAGGAAGGACGTGAGGCAACATACCTGACTACTTCTGTTCTTGAAGATAGCTTAAATGATAATCGAGATCTCTTAGAATCTTCTTTACTAACACTAGAACAGATTCGCAATGTCCTCGTGAATTCTTATGAAGATCAACGAGCAACTGCTCAACGAATGTTGGAACGTGAGATCGAAGGTGAAAGATTGACTCCGTTTGATGGAGCTGGTGTAGCTGGTGATGATACCCCGACCCCCGAAGCTCCAGACATTCCCGCTTTAATAAAACTAATTGGAGGCCTGACAACAATAGCAGGTCTTGCCAAGATGACTGGGTTTGATGATTTTATACAAGGTCCAGCAGCATTGGGAGCGTTCATCAAAACTTTTACAGGTTTTTTTGGAAAAGTAGCTCAATTTACCAGTAGTCTGACGGGCATAGCTGGATCAGTTGCAAAATTTCTAACACCTCTGGGTACATTGTTTAGTAAAATTGCAATTCCAATCACAATTGTATTTGGTGTACTTGATGCAATTAGTGGGTTTACTAAAGCCTATGCTGATACTGGTTCAGTAGTCGAAGGATTCAAAGGAGCTCTAGCTGAAGTCGTTGATGGGTTGATTGGATCAATAGTTAGAATCGTTGGCGATATCGCTTCATTTGTACTTGAAATATTTGGCTTAGATCAAATGTCTGCATCACTTCAGAATTTTACTGGTGAGTTTACAGAAAGACTTACCGGCGTAGTTGGTGGTTTGTTTGACGTTGTTATAGGTTTCTTTGAAACATTGTTTGGAGACCCTACTAGACTGATGAGAGGGTTATCAGCACTGTGGGGGAACACGAGCGAACTCCTTATTGATATTATATCACTTCCAATTGATCTTGCAATAAACTTCTTTAGAGACATATTTGGATTCGGTGATGAAGACATGCCAGATCAAGAGTTTAGTCTCAAAGAGTTTATGAGTAATTTGATAGATGATTTGTGGTCGTTTGTCAAAGATCAATTTAGCTTTGAACTTCCATCGTTTGATACCAGAAATGCCTTCCATGGACTTTGGTCTAGGTAATATTTTTGGCGGGGAAGATAATACACAAAAGAAATCATTTGCTGAAATTAGGGCTGAAGCTGGAGCTCCTAAAGGGTATGATCCAGAAACAGGTAGGCCTTTGTCAGGTGGTACTGGGGTTGTATCGGAGCCGGGTTCGGAAAAAAGATCTTTTGCTCAGAGAAGAGCTGAGGCAGGAACTCCCAGATCAGAAACAGAAACTAACATTACTGAGTTAGCTAAAGAAGAAGAACAACTTCGCATTGAACAAAACGATCTACTCAGAGAAGTAATAGAGGCTCGTAAGAAAGAAAAAGAAGCAGCAGAAGAACTTGCTAAGTTTGAAGCAGAAGCTGGTGAACAAGTACAAAAAGGGTACGACATCATGGACGGCCCAGTGATGGGTTACGAAGACCCTGAAAAGCAAGCTCAATACGAAAAATTGGTAAAAGAACGAAATATTACCAAAGTAGATGCATCAAAAGCGAAAAGAAGGGCTGTCGCTGCAGAAGGTGGAGTTAATCTTGAAGATGAAAACATGTCTCTTGATAATATGGAGTCTAAGTTTAACTATCTTGTTAGTCAAGGTATTGACGTTTCCAAATTAGTTTCTACCGATCCATCTAACGCCATGACAATGGAAGACGGTACTGCTTATAATCAATTTAAAGTAGAAGCAGTATATAACCAATTAGCAGATCAAGCTGTTGAATCTAAACTACAAACAGTCCAAGTGAATCCAGACGAAACACCTGCGCGCAGAAGAGGTGGTCCTGTAGAAGCTGGTTCTAATTATACAGTTGGTGAAGAAGGACCAGAGTTGTTTATACCTCAATCAGATGGGACCGTATTGCCTGCTGATGTATCTAAGCAATTAATGGAATATCAGAAGCAAGGATTTGATGTTAATGTTGATAATGGTAATATTACTT